ATGACGACTACCAAGAAGAATCACCATCATCTGAACAGGTAATGCAAGCGATGCAGAGCGTTTTGTTTGATATGGTTATCGAACCCATGCAGGAAAAACTTAACATTGATGACTTTAAAGTCCTTGATATGATAGGCGAAACACTTAAAGCAATATCTGAAAAAGCAACTGCATACGAACATCTTAACGAAACAAATTTAGAAATAAATTATCGCAATTAATTCTTGACAAAACTATAACCATATACTATATTATACTTATGAATAACACAGAAAACAATATCGCTCCTCGCAAATCAGTTAATTTAAATATTTGTGGAGGTAATCGCAGTCTAGTAGACTTTGAGCAAGTTCAAGCCGTACCAACTCCATTACCATCATACCGCAATAAACCTAATAAGAGAACAGGCGAGATCGCTGTATCTCATCAACCGATCCCCCACCACGATCTTGTAGTTGATACTCGAAAGACATTATTGGATAATGGTTTTGAAATTCAAGACGAGGTGCATTCCTTGGCTAGAAACAATCAGCATTATTTTGGATTATTTGCAGTTGATCACCCTAATCGAGTTGCCACTGATCGTGGTTGCGTTGTAGGTCTTCGTAATTCTCACGATAAAACTTTTCCTGCGGGATTGTGTGCAGGTGATGCTCCTTTTGTCTGTGATAATTTAATTTTCACTAACACTATTAAATTGGCTCGTAGGCATACCCGAAACATTCTAAGCGATCTTGATTTTATGATCAATCGTGCCTTGGGTAAGCTATTTGGTTTTTGGCATGGTCAAGATAATAGAATCGAGGCTTACAAAAACTTTGATCTCTCAAACTCTCATGTTAATGATTTGGTAATTCGGGCTTGTAAGGCAGGGGCTTTGCCAAAGTCTAAAATCATCGATGTGGTAGACCAATGGGAATCTTCTGATCATAGTGAATTCAAGGATCGCAATATGAATTCTTTATATAATGCTTTTACTGAGATTTACAAGGGTAATCTTGTGGCATTGCCTAATCGCTCTGACGCTCTGCATTCTGTTCTTGACTCGGAGGTTGATTTCAATATTGAAAATCATGTCGAGGAAGTTCTTGACATGGAGGTTGCGGAAAACGAATTAGTAGAGGTTTAAATAGAAACATAAATCTTCCAAATACCCTTCGGCAGTAAAAGCCGAGGGGTTTTTTTGGCAATAGGATAAGTCAATAAAAATTACATAAACAGTTGGTTATCAACGACTTAGGGAATTGAGGCCCGAGGCTTTTTAGCCTAAACCCTTGATACTCAACGACTTAGAACAATATGCAAAACTAATGATCTTTTTTCTTGCTTTAGTTAGGTTTATGCCTTACATTGTATATATGACATTAAAAGACATAACAAACGGAAAAGAACTAACATTTGAACTCTTGCCAAACGGCATTCTAAAAGCATATGATTATCATTGTGGTTGGAATGTTTCATTCAAGAAAGTGGGCGACGCTTGGCAGGGTCACATGAATGGCGGATATGTTGGCTATAAAGGCATACTTGCACAACTCAATCTGCTTCAACAAAACCTAGATGAAGTTAGAAAGATTAAAGAAATGATTGCAGAAATTGTTTGACATACAACAACAACTAAACTATATTAAGGATATGATATTAACAGAACCAACACAAATTGAAAGATTCAGATATTTAACATTACTTCGGGGGCTAAAGCTTGAGCTTAGTGGTTTGAAGATGTCAAGAGGTAGAAGTTGCTACTCCATCATCAAGGGCGAGTTTGACCTAAAAGGTGGCAAGCAAAAAGTTTACGATCAATTTAAACAACTAATAGAAGGATAAGACTATGGAAGGATATAACGGATGGAAGAATTGGGCAACTTGGAATGTGGCTTTATGGCTAGCTAACGACGAAGGGCTTTACAAGATGGCTCGAAGATTTGTTCACTACAAGGATTTAGCTAACGAGCTAGAAGCTTGCTGTCAGACAGAAACGCCCGACGGGGCGAGCTATAAGGATGAGGATTTAGACACCTATGCCCTTGACGAGTGGATGATGGAAGAATAATCCCCTAAGTCACTGTAAGTCAATGACTTAGGGGATTGGCTCCCGAGGCTTTTTTTCATAACTCGTTGATATTCAAGAGCTTACAACTATATGCAAAATTAATGATCTTTTTTCTTGCTATAATCAGAAAACTGGCTTACTATGTACTTATGATTAATTACGAAGTACCAAACTCAGTCTCACAATTTCAATCTTCAGCTTTAAGACTTTTGTCTTTTGATGATCTTGAATTTCAACCACATAGCATGGAAAATGCAGTTCAAGCAAGGCTTGACTTCGACAATGGCTTTTCAATTTCAGTTATTGCAAGTGATATGCCCGAAGGTCAAAGAGGATCATTCTACGGAAATGTTTCAGATAACGAGTACGAAATTGCTATCTATGATGATAATGGCGATTATGTTCCCCTTCAGTTATCTGACGATGTTCTCGGTTGGCAGTCTCCTTTATCAGTAAGCAATCACATGAGAGACGCACAAATCAATGGCAAGTCATGGGTCAGACTTTTACAAAAGTTAAGAGATGATTTCAGAAAAGAATTGCTTGACTAATCAACAAAACTAAACTAGATTATATATTATGGAAGAACAAGAAAGAATTAACCTTATTAAAAACGCAGTCCTTGCAAGCCAAGGTTTTACTAACAAAGCAGTCGAGAGTTTTGTCGAAGAAGTCAAGACCGAGGAGGTCATCGGTGAGAATGGATTATTTGGCATTTCAAACTCGGACATTCAAGACGAAGCTCAATTCCTTGGTACGGATGTCGCTGAGAATATTGACGAAGAAGATCAAGGAACAGAAGTATCTGACCAAATGAAAGGAGTTTACAAATGAGCTACGACATCCTTTTATTCTTGCCGTGGGCTATTGTATTTTATATGATGCACAAAGATATTATCTCAAACAATTAAAACAAAATGATAAGCATTAAGCAAAACGCAAATTTCACTAATTGGTATCAAGTCTTTTCTTTTGGGCGACTAATTGATGAGTTGAATCAAAAATCTAAGGCGATTTATTTTGCTGAAGGTTTAGCCAAACAAGAAAAGCAGAATTACATAAACATACAAGGGAAAGCTATACAGGTTAAAAGTTCAAAAGACAAATGATTTTTCCCTAAATACCCTAAACAGAGCAAAAGACAAATGATTTTTCCCCAAATACCTAAAAAGCAGGATTTTTCAGGGATTTCCCGCCAAAAAACACACCTAAGTCGTTGACTATCAACGACTTAGGGAATTGTTCCCCCCGAAACTTTTGCGTAAACCCTTGATGTTTAACGACTTACAAGATATTTTGGGCAAGTTTCGTGCCAAGTTTTTGCTCCACAATCCTACGACAGAATAGGGCACAAAAAAGCCGATATTTTATCGGCTTAATTGTATATCTTTTAAGGTGTTTTAGTTAATTGATTTATGCGGGTATTTTAATGCCCTCATCGCTTAAGTATTCCTTGAATGCGAAAACAGGAAAACCGCCCGCAAGACTTATGTGATCCGCGATATTCACAAGGTTGCCACTAGAAAAGTTTTTTTCAAAACAGGATTGCCCAATTCTCACATCGTATTTTTCGGGTGTTCTGTCGGGGTGCTCGCTAGAGCATATTATAGGCATTCCTGTGTTACCTAATTTAGTCAAGATCCAAGTTGCTTTTTCCATATTAGTAAACTAGGATATTAGAATCGGGCAAAGGAGCACAAGAGATAAGGAAGTCTAGTTCGTCAGCTTCTGCTTGTGCTATCCTATCAAGATCTGCTTGAGCGGCTACGCATTGCATCATAGCCGAGCCTGACCCATTATTAGCTGCTTCGAGGTTATTGTCGATAATTTCTTGTAGTCTTTGTTTTTCGTTCATATATATAAGGTAGTCTATTAGGTGGGTGGTGTCAAGCGTTATCGTGATATAATCGGCAATCTTTCGCCTGTTGCCTGTTTGTGTTGTCTTTGTAGTCTACTAGCAATTTGCATCGCATTAGCTGAATTCATGGCGTTATCTATTAGCTTGCCAAGCATGGTGATGTTGAGCCAGTTTGTAAAATTTTTGTTCAATGTAATTGTTATCATATATATAACATAGCGGTATATGTGCGTAGTGTCAAGCTATTTGGCGATTTTTCTCACTTACCTTTCTACTATCTTTTTGCACTATTCAGCCGGCACTTTTATGCAAAGTTGGCACGGAACTTGTATCAATTATGTCGTAAGTTGTTGTTAGTCAACGACTTACGGAACTCCGCCGGACGAAATTTTTACGTAAACCCTTGATGTTCAACGACTTAGGGAATATTTCAGGCAAGTTTCGTGCCAAGTTTTTATTGCACAATCCTATGGCAGAATAGGGCACAAAAAAGCCCACATAGTGGGCTGTTGCATAAGTTAATTATACGGCAGGATCATGTTATTTATTCCATCCCCAAAAAGATATTTCAGCGAGGGAGAATTTCGGTGGGTTTAGTTTGGCTTTTTTCGTCTTTGCCATTATTAGTTTTTTTTCGTATTCGCTATGATTAGTCATTTTACAAAGATTTGATTAATGTATTTTGTGGCTTGCTTGTCATGTCCGAGCGTCACCTTTGATTGAAGATTGTTAGCAATCTTGTTTATCTTTGTTCTTGCTTCGTTCTTGTCTTCGGCTTGAACTTCGATTATGTTATTAGTCATTACCGAGTTAATGAATGTATTCGTATTGGTATTAAACAAAGGAAGTTTTGAATCATCATTTGATGAGATGTGAACATTACCTGTGAAAGTTTTAGTGTTATTCTTTATCATATATACAATGTAAGGGTAAAAAGGGTAAAAGTCAAGTTATTTATTAATTATTTTAGGCTGACCGAAACATATAATCAACTGCGTGTTTCCTGTGTTGATTTCTGCGTTACAAGTTGCAAGAAAAGTTTCTCTCATTTTCTTTGCGTTGGTTATTTTGTTTAGAGCGTTTTTTAAATTTTTCATGTTTTTATTGAAAGACAACATTAAAACGGAATTGATTGAGACCTTCGTCTTTCATGATCTTATTAAGATGGGTTTGACTTGATGCAGTCCGAACCCTTGGGCGATCCGTGCCTGTATCAAAGATTTTTACTGATGTATGGGTTGACCATTCTTTTATTCTTACTTGTATTTTATTCATGTTATTTTTTAAGTTTTGGTAAAACGATTGCTAGTAGGATTTTTTCTCTTTCTGTTAAGTTCATATATACAATGTAAGGGTAAAAGGAGTGGAAGTCAAGTTATTTATTAATTATTTTTGGTTTTATCGTATTGAAAAAAAGCAATGATTAAGACGATTGAAAGTATTATTATGTGGGTTATCATATGTACAATGTAAGGGATAAATGGGCAAGACGCAAGTTTTTTCTCACTTACCTTTCTACTATGTTCTTACACTATTCTGTTGGAATTTTCTTAAGAAGTTGGCACGGAACTTGTATCAATTATGTCGTAAGTTGTTGTTAGTCAACGACTTACGGAACTCCGCCGGCCGAAATTTTTACGTAAACCCTTGATGTTCAACGACTTAGGGAATATTTCAGGCAAGTTTCGTGCCAAGTTTTTATTGCACTATCCTATGGCAGAATAGGGCACAAAAAAGCCCACATAGTGGGCTGTTGTATAAGTCAACCATGTGAGGGCTTAGAACACTAGAAGATCGGGCAACTTATTAGGCGATGCGAACCAATCGCGTGGGTCAATTTTTTGGCCATTTAGTACGGGCTTAAATTTAAATTGGCAAACATCCGCATTTGCTATGCCGTTGACCCGTTCGCGTGTTGTGGGCGTATTCCAACCTGCCAAGCTCCAATGCACCAAGCCGTCGGGATCTCGCTTGACAATGGCATTGCCATGTAGCCAAACGGTCTGCCCGTCTGTTCGTGTGTTACCCACCTTTAAGGATGTGCCTTGATTAAATGCTTGTTTAATTTGCTCTGTTACTTTTCTCATAGGATTATTAATGCGATTGTTAAAATTATTGTGGAAATTGTTAGGATGTCCATATTATACTGACTCGGCTAAACCTTGCAAGTAATCTTCAAAAAACTCCATCATATCCTCCTCAACAAACTTTTCAATCTCTTTGTTTGTCATAGTCAACTCAGTAGGCTGATCATTATTATCATATTGTTGTGCCGATAGTACAACGGCAAAAACTTCAAAGTCATTAAAGTCTGTTACTAAGTCAGTACTGATTTGAGCGATCACCACATCGTCGCCATAGTAGAAAGTTCCTTCAAAGATGTCTTTTGCGGAATCGATTAATTGGTAGTCTTCTAGTGTTGTTTTCTTTATCATATATACAATGTAAGGTATTTTTTAAGTTATTGCAAACTTTATTTTGTTTTATTTTGTTTTATTTCTTGGAAAGCTTTTCTTGCTTTTTGTACCGCGTTTAATGCGTCAAGGATTGTCATGCCTTGCGTGATTGTGCCTTGCCAATCGGATGAATTTGATTCGCGTGCCAAGTGGTTTAAGTTACCTTCGGCTTCAGCCAATGCCAAGCCAAGATCGAGATCTAAATCTAATTCGTTTCTTGTTTGCTCTAATGTTTTATTCTTTATCATATTTATTTCAATTATATTGAGGAAATTAATTTCATGGCAATTTCTTTTTCGGAATCATTGTGTGCGATGTGTTCCAAAATTAGCTCTTTAGTCTTGCCTATTTCATATTCAAATGTTGCAATCCCATCCTCTAAGTCTTCACTTTGAGGATCTTTTTTAAAAGATTCAAGATCTCTTAATTCTTTTTCTAATGTTATATTTAAATGTTCTATTGTTATTTCCATATATACAATGTAAGGGTATTTTTAATTAATTGCAAACTTTATTTCAATTACCTTTCAACTATTTTATTGCACAATAGCCCCCCTACCCCTTTAATGAATCGTGCAACTTTTTAATAGGATGAGATAACGCGGGGGGTGGTTTATTTCAAAATCAAAATTACATTACAACATTTACAATAATAAACAAAGTGAAAAAAAATCGGCACCTATTTCAAAAAAAGACCAAACTCTCTTAAACTTCAAGTGAAAAAAAATCGGACCCCATTTCAAAATCTGAGGTTAATGAATTAATTAATAAATTATTAAATAAATAAAGCATGTAAAAAAAGGGAAAAAGTAGAAATAAAATTAGAAAACCGCCGAAATTCATATATAATTAGGCATGGATAAAAATGAAGTTATATCTCAAATTGCAAACGATATTCTAAACAGCTTGAATATCACAAATATTATTAATCTATTGCGCGAGCATTCTATTAATCGGGCAACATCATATTATGATAATCTACCTGATGAAGAAAAAAGCGAATTAGTAAATAGAATTTTAACCGCAAAAACAGAAGCCGAGAAAAAGCAAGCCGAAACAGAGGAAGCAGCTAAGGCCGAAGTAGAAGTGGTTAGTTAACTATCTACTGTAAAAGAACTTTTTTTAAACCTTACGATTACGGACTGTAATCCGTGAGGCTTGAATGAAGTGCAATAGAATCCCGTGTCTCTCAGGCGGGATTCTAACGTATCTACGAACTTAAGAGGTAAGTTCATGATCAAGATAGGATGACTATCATCCCTTGGGTCTGCAAGAAGCACTTCGTGGGAAAATTCCCAACAAAGATTAAGGATTCGACTTTCCATTTGCTCCATCGATGAGTGAGTTTACTATTTCAAGCTTTCCCTCCATCATTAATTCTGCTGGGGTTTTACCTTGGTGCTCTAGGACTGGGGTATTAAGCCAGACCGTCGCTTCGTAAACTGAGTGCTTTTTAGCAATAGCCTTCATTATTTCATATTTCGTAGGAATATTTTCGCCTATTGAGACTTCTATATCCTGATCGTTTTTGCTTATCGAACCTTTTTTAATTTTATTGCTCACTAATATGTTTACACCAATTAATTTATTTTAACAAAAAAGAACGCAAATTCAAATAAGAACGTGTATTAATATTTAATTAGATTAATTTCGTATGCCAAAAAAACTTCAGGTAGAGATACCTCAACTAAAATTAACATTCAAGGTTAACAACTTGAAGCTGACCGAAAAGCAAAAACTATTCCTAGCTCTAGCTTTACAGGAAGAGACAAACATTATGTTTGTAAGTGGCCCTGCCGGTTCAACAAAAACGTATATGGCTGTTTATGCAGCCCTTAGACATTTAAGCGCAAATGACGACCTTGATATGTTTTATGTTCGCACGATAATAGAAAGCGGAGATAAGGGACTTGGCGCGCTTCCCGGAAGTGTTGAAGAGAAAATCAACCCATACATGGCGCCATTACAGGATAAGCTGATCGAGATGCTTCCTCCTGAAAAATCAGCCAGAAGCGAATTAATGGAAAGCGGACGCATACAAGCCATGCCAATAAATTATTTAAGAGGAGCTAGCTGGAAAGATAAAATAGTAGTCGCGGATGAAGCTCAAAATTTTACATTTAAAGAATTAACTACCCTGATTACAAGATTAGGAAAAAACAGCAAATTATTTATATGTGGAGATTTCATGCAAAGTGATATTGGATCAAGAACCGGATACAGTGATATGTTTAAATTATTCAATGATCCTGAGAGCGAAGAAAAAGGAATACATTGTTTTGGTTTTACTAAAGAGGATATCCTGAGAAGTGAGCTACAAAAATACATTATTGGCAGATTAGAGCAAACGTTCAAGAAAAAAGTGTAATAGTTATTGTATGATAGACTTTGAGCCCATTATTGCAGCCGGCATAACGGCGATAGCTACTCTGGCTAGTGTGTTGGGCGGTCAGTTTTTCTTTCGAAACAGAAGAGAGAAGACCTGCGTTATAAAAGAAAACGCTCAAAATGCAAATGTATACACTGCTCTCAAGTATGTGATCGAGGAAATGAAAGGGGACCGAGCTTATATTATGGAGTTCCATAATGGAGATTCTTATTTCTCAGGAAGGGGTCAGCAGAAATACAGCTGCACCCATGAAGTAGTTGAGGAAGGAATAAGTTCTGAATGCGAATTTTCTCAAAATCATAGAATTTCAAATTACCATAATTATATAAATAATTTAATAAAAAATGAATCTTTTATATTTAAAAACTGCGATAACGTTATGGACAAGGCGTTTCATCAAATGTTAAGGCGAAAAGGAATCAAAAGTATTTATAACGTACCGATAAAGACGCTGAATGGAAAAATCATAGGAATTATGGGTATTGATTATGTAAAAGAGCCGATGAGGGATTGGGAGGGGTTAGAAGATTCTCTTTCTTTCATGAAAAGGCAAGCTCGAGTAGTGGCGGGTTATTTGGTATGACAATTAATTTTAAAATTAGCGGGCCTATTCGCTTAAGTGGTGATGGAAATACTGGGGATAGCCCAGCAAATTTTATAGAGACTTATTGTGGCGTAACAATATCCAGACCCCTTACTGTGAGTGGGGTTTTTCAAGCAGCTGAGGATTGTGAAATCGAATTATCTGGCAGCGCAAACTATTCTTCTCCTCACGCAATGAGTGAATTTTATGGAATGCAATTTAATGATGAAAGTTGTTGCATTTTAACTGAAGGTCAAGGATGCGTGCTCATGGAGACTAATGGAGATATAGATCTGGAAACTTGCCCAGCGGCGCCGGCTACTACAAGTTACCCAGTTTATTCTTATGGCATTTCGAGTTTGAATGACGCTTTTATAGTAGGTAGTTATCTGCCTTTTAACTTCACCGATAATCAGATTAACTACTACATGCATCTTGACGGCACGGGCTCTACAAGCACTGCAGCTTGTTCGCTTACGGATCAAGGTTATATATTATCGGCGGGCACAACCGTGTGGTCGGTAAACAAAACCAAAATAACTCATGGCATTACTGACGCTAATGCTCAAGCTCCTTTTGATCAGCCTTTGAAGAAATTCTGGAAAGTGGTAAGTATTGATACAATAGATACTACGGTTAAAGTTTGCACCTCCGTTCCACAGAATGCTTCACCTACAAAGCAAGTCCGTGTTCAAGAACATTCGGGCTTTATGCTTCCGGGCACAAAATGGACTAGCAATTCATATCCTAGTATGACTTTTTATTATGGATTGTCTGATTTTGCAGGCAATAAAACTAATCATATTACTAACGGAAATGGAACGGCAGGAGGTACTAGTACTATGCCATGGGAGTGGGATATCAATACTAGCGCATTAAGCCTTACTATTTCCGTAGGCGGCAGCTCGCAGGCATTTACAGGTTCAACTCCAAATACTAATGTTATAGGCGACACAATGACTATTGCGTTAGTCAGCAACCCTGCGACCACGGTAGTTCTGACTAGAGTGACTTAATTGGCGTGCGGATTCTTTAATTAATTAATTAATAGATATTAGTTTGTATTGAAATAATTATATATATATTTTATTATATATAAATATATGATTACTGAATACTGTACTAAATGTGGGGCTAAATATGAATATTCATTAAATAAGCCTAAATTTTGCTCTTCTTGTGGAACCTCTCTCGATGGAGAAGTTTCACAAGCAACAGTAAAAGAACAAGACACTAAAGTTATTGAACAGCAAGATATCTTGCCTAGTATTTCTAAATTAGAATATTCTCTTAATTCTGGGGGCAAGCCTGTCACTTTCGGAGATCTTGTTTCAGAAGGATCTCGAGACTCGTCAGGAAATTACGAAAAAGCCTCCTCTAGACCAAAACCAAAATACGACCCAAGCGAAGACGTAGTAAAATCCACGATGCAACAGTGCAGCTCAAAGCGAGATCCTGACGAAGTCGGTGGAGAAGAAAAATAAAATCATATACGAAGATCGCTTTGAGATTATTGACGAAGAGCTAAACAAGAGAAAAGGAAAGTGGTTCTTGAACTCTTTAGCTTGGATAGACTTTGATGATGTCAAGCAGATTATCAGAACTCACCTTCATAAAAAATGGGATCAATGGGATCAAGAAAGACCTCTAAGACCTTGGCTGAATAGAATTATATCGAATCAGTTTAAGAATATTTTAAGAAATCACTATAGTAACTTCGCGAAACCATGCCTTACTTGCCCTTTTAACCAAAGTGGTGTTACCGAAGAAGGTGAGTTTGGTTTGTGTGGGTTTACTGAAAGTAAAACTCAATGCAGTGAATGCCCATTATACTCAAAATGGGAAAGAACCAAGAAAGCTGCATATGACATAAAAATGGCGGTCACTATTGAGAATCACTCTCACGAAATAAAATATAAAGATGCCAATCCTTTTGAAATAGAAGAAGCAGAAAGGAAGTTGCATTTAGAGATGAAAGCAGCTCTAAGTGAAAAAAACTATAACATATACATAATGCTTTTCGTAAAGAACTTAACGGATGAAGAGGTCGCTTCTAACTTAGGATACAAGACTACAGAAAAAGGCAGAAAAGCGGGGTATAAACAAATTAAAAATTTAAAAAAACAATTCAAGCTTAGGGCTGAAAAAATTCTAAAAACAAAAGATATATTTTATGGAAAAGATTGAACTAACTGAAGAGCATAAGGAGTTTATAGATAAAAATTATAAAAAAATATCAAACCTTAATGAATTGACTTGTGCGGTTTTTATGGGAGAGGATTTAGACGGAAGGACCAAGGAGGGTAGGGCGGTTCGGGCGTACATGGCGCAAAAAGACTATAAGTACAAAACGACGAAAAGAGCTTTAGTCCCTCAAGTCATCCTGAGCAAGGATAATAAAGATTTTATATTATCTCATGCGGACGGCTCTATGAAAGCGTTTGACATTGCCAAATTATTATTCCCCGATAAAGACGTTACCCCTTTAAGCAAGGAGACTATTGTAGTCGCTGATTTCTTAAAAAAGAATATGCCTGACAAGGTCAACCCTAAGGATACTGCAGTTGGAGAAAAATACAAACCAGCCAAGACATTTGAGGATATACTTGAATTAGTAAATATTGCGACTAGTCAAGAGCTCGATTCCGAGAAAATGCAAATGCAGGTAAAGAAGGGCATTGAAGCCTTGATGAAGTTTTTAAACTCTCCCCGTTTGATATTGACAGTAGGTAATTATACCAATAAAAAAGATAGACAATTATTTGAAGCTGAATTCATACGAGCTACATGGGATAAGCCAGACTTGACATCAGATGAATTAAATTTATATATTAATGTATGTATTGATTATATCAATCTGATGAACATCCAAAAAGCAATAGATAAGCTTAATCAAATGTTTGAGGAATGCGAAGATCAAAGAGACATGACCGTTAGATTAGCTGAATTGTTAAAGACTAAGAGTGAGGAATACAACCAGTGCGAAAAACGAATGGAGAGCTTAATAACTCGGCTCAATGGAGATCGTGCAAAAAAAGTACAAAACAAGCAGAGTCAAAATGCCTCTATGTTAAATCTAGTACAAATGTTCCAAGAGGAAGAAGAAAGAAAGGTTATGGTTAAAATAGCAGAAATGCAAAAAGAATTAATATCTAAAGAAGCTGACAATTTAGAGTTGATGCCCGACTGGAAAGCTAGGGTACTTGGATTAAGAAAAGGCGACGTAATTTAAAAAAAAAGTGTATATATAGTATATGGGAACAAAAATTTCACAAATGACACTCACAGGCTCTGCACCCGCAACCTCAGAAGTAGCTATCGCGTATAACGGCGAAAACTATAAAATAAATCCATCTAATCTAGTTTCCGGCGGTGGTACTGTCAATAGATACACTCTCACAAGTGGAGGATTTGGCGCTATGGGAAATGTAAACGCACTCGGAACCGCTATTACCGTACCCCCGGGGGTGTCAACCGTTATTATTTTAGGTATGGAAGCCTCCAGTGCAAACAACGCATATATTCATTTTCCATCCGGGGACAGTATTCCTCATAATATAGGAAGTTATTCATGGGCTACCGTGCCATACCTTAGCCTTTATGACGGAGGTGGCTCAGGTGATGGCATTCGTGTCTACTGGGGCCTGCCCGCTGTTTCTGGCCCCGCTGTGGTTGACAATAAGATTTATGTTTGTGTTAAGGGTGTTGCTAAATGTGACAGTATAACTCTACTCTTTGTCTAGATAGTTGACATAAAATAAATCCATCTAGCTATGAAATGCCGGTTTTAATTCCTGCTGGTGAGAATTTAAGAATTACCGCTTTGTATATTTAAATATACATAAACTTCTTCTATAATAGTTATAGGAGAATATGGAAAAGTCTATCTGCAAAGCCTGTAATCAGGAATTTAAATCTGACAACGCTTTGCATAAACATGTAAAGGCTCATAATCTTACGGTAGCTGAGTATTATACAACGTATTACCCTCGAAATAATAAACTCACTGGAGATCTATTACCGTACAAGAATAAATCAGATTACTTTAATACAGACTTCTCTACAAGAGAGCAAATGATAGAATGGTGCAATACATCAAACAACAAAGAAGAGATAAAAGAATATATATTAAATCAATTAAGAATAAGAGTAGAAAAGAATAAAAGTAAATATTGCCCTAATCATATAGAAATAGAAATAAATAAATTACCGCCAATAGATATATATAAACGGAATTTCGGCGGTTACGGACAAGCCTGTCAAAGGCTTGGCATTGAACCAATGTACAATAAAGGTATTAACCGAAATCTTTTATTACAAAACGAAAAAGTAAAAGAAACAGTAATACATATAGACACTAGAGAGCAAAAGCCTCTATTCTTTCTTAATAGTAAAGATAATAAACTTGACTTTGGTGATTATACTATAGGTGGAAAAGATTATACTTATACTTATGTAGACCGCAAAAGCGAAGGCGACTTCAAAGGAACCATGAGCGTTGGCTTTCAAAGGTTTAGAAAAGAGCTCGAACGAGCGAAACAATTCAATGCTTTTTTATATATAGTTACTGAGAGTAGTATAGATAAAATAATTAAGAATAATAAATATGGATCTTATTCATCTAATCTTTCTTATGTTTGGCATAATATGCGAATTTTAACTCATGAATTTAAAGGCTATTGCCAATTTGTTTTCTCGGGCAGTCGCCCGAATTCACAATTATTAATTCCTAATTTATTATATTATGGTAAAAATTTATGGGATGTTGATATACAATACTTATTAGATAACTATTAAACAAAAATGAAACAAGAAGTTAAATTACCCGATTTCAAGGTAGAGGAAATATCCACTACTTTCTCGCAATCTTTTGATTGGAGTCTCAAATACGCAAACATCCCGAACACTTGGAAGGTAACCCAAGGAGAAGGAATGACAATAGCTGTTATAGATACCGGAATGCCTGATCACGTAGACATTGGTGATAATGCGGTAGCAGGAGCTAACCTTGTTGATGGTGAAGATATTTATGATTATAATGGACACCAAACTCATTGCGTCGGAATTATATGCGCAAAAAACAATAATCAAGGTTTTGTTGGGGTAGCTCCTAAGGCCAAATCTGTATGTTTTAAGGCCTTAAATAAAAACGGATCTGGAAGTTATAGCCAAATAGCTAAAGCTTTGGAGGCTGTTAAGGAGCTTCGTCCAGATGTAGTATCTATGTCTCTAGGAGGATCGACTCCTTCTGTTGCAATGCATGAATTCATTAAAGACCTTTATGCAATGAATATTCCAGTAGTATGCGCTGCTGGAAACTCAGGATTTGCAGGAGTCGGATACCCTGCCGCTTTCCCAGAAACAATTGCTGTTGGCGCTTTTGATCAGTATGGAAAAATTGCTGGCTTTTCTTCTCGTGGTTCACAGGTTGATTGGGCAGCTCCCGGAGCTAATATATATAGTACTTATTTAAAAAACTCTTATGCTTCCTTGAGTGGAACGTCTATGGCTTGCCCATTCATGGCCGCTATAATCGCTTTAATGATTTCAAAACATAGAAAGCAAGAAAAAGAGACAGGAAAGAATGACTGTAAGACAGTCGAAGATATACGTCAACATTTACTGAAGTATACTAATGATAAGGGTAATGTCGGAAAAGACAACGACTGGGGTTATGGAGTTGTCGATATCGAAAAGTTAATAACAGGAGAAAGCTCCAAACCTACCACCACAACTCTTAAGCCTACCACTACCACTCTTAAACCTACTACCACGACTTTTAAGCCTACCACCACAACACCCAAGCCAAAGACAGAACCTCCGAGCTCTACGCCCCCTCCGAAAAAGGAGAGCTCTTTTGTTAAGAAAAATATCGCATGGATTGTCGCTGGCGTTTTTGCTTTAGTTTGTTTAGGTATTGTGATTTACCAATACGCTGAAGAGGAATACGAACCAGTTGACTGGGGTATAGACTGGGACGAGCGATACAACAACGATCCAGCTAGACCGAGATGAGCTGGGAAGAAGGAAAGCAACAAGAGAGAATCAAGTACTCTTCGAATATCAACCAAAAAATCTTAGCAAAGAAAGGTTTCATAGAAGAGCACGAAGCTAAACTATTGCTTTATGAATTCTTGAGGGGCAATACTACTTTTGCAGTGGACATGCTTAGTGGCGTAAAGCTCTTTCCCTTTCAGCATATGGCAATCAAGGCAATGCTAGAATCAGATTATTTTATGGGAGTATGGAGTCGAGGAATGTCGAAATCTTTTACCACTGGAGTGTTTGCTTTTCTTGACGCCTTATTGAATCAAGGAGTAGAAATTGGTATCGTATCAAAATCTTTCCGTCAGGCAAAAATGATATTTAAGAAAATAGAAGACATACTTAATAAGCCAGAAGCAGCTATGCTAGCTCAATGTGTGACTAGAAAATCAAAAGCTAATGACCAGTGGACTTTAGAAATAGGAGCCAGCAAGATTCATGCATTACCTTTGGGCGACGGAGAGAAACTTCGTGGTTTTCGATTTCATAGAATTATAATTGATGAGTTTCTCCTTATGCCAGAAAGGATTTATAACGAAGTTATAGTTCCTTTTCTTTCTGTTGTTGAAAATCCAACCGAGAGGGAGGATTTGTATAATTTAGAAACTCGAATGATAAAAGAGGGAAAAATGAAAGAGGTGGACAGACATGTCTGGCCGAACAATAAATTAATTATGCTTTCTTCCGCTTCGTATAAATTTGAATATATGTATAAATTATATCAGAAATTTGAATTATTAATAAATGGCGATATACCGGAGAAAGGCACTGCGCACAGGACTATTATGCATTTTAGTTATGATTGTGCTCCGCAGCAACTTTATGATCAAAATTTAATCAATCAAGCTAGAGCAAGTATGAGTCAGAGTCAGTTTGATAGAGAATTTGGCGCTGTATTTACTGATGATAGCTCTGGGTACTTTAAGATATCAAAAATGGCTTCCTGTACTGTCCCTGACGGCCAGAGCCCATGCGTGGAGGTCGCTGGAGAGCCATCTGATAAATATTTATTATCTTTTGACCCTAGTTGGGCAGAGAGCGAAAGCTCTGATGACTTTGCCATTCAGGTTTTCAAGCTTAATGACGGGAACCAGCACGGCACTTTAGTTCATAACTACGCCATGTCAGGCGCTCGCCTGAAAGATCATATTTTCTATTTACATTATTTGTTAACAAATTTTAATATAGTAGCAATGGTAGGAGACTATAACGGGGGAGTGCAATTCCTTAACGCCTGCAATGAGAGCAGTCTTTTCAAGCAAAACAACTTAGAGATTAAAACTATTAGTGTAGAACTTGATAATTTGGAAAATTATCAGCAGGCATTGCGCGATGCTAAATTAGAATATAACTTAGATAAAAAAAGAATCTGCATCTTGCGCAAGCCGACTTCCCAATGGATTAGAAATTCTAATGAATTATTGCAAGCTAATTTTGACCACAAGCGAATTTTCTTTGGATCTAGAGCTGTTAATGACGACTACCAGAAGCAAAGAAATAAAAAGATACCAATCAAGGAATTAAAATTTTTAAGAAGTATAGAGGATGAAAAGCAAAGCGCTGCCGCTAAAATGATTGATCTAGTAGAATATCAAATAGACTTAATGGAAAAAACAAAAGGGGAATGTGCTTTGATACAAATTAAAACTACTGCGCATGGAACGCAGACCTTTGATCTTCCAGACAACCTAAAAAGAACAACCGGACCAGAGAAGGCTAGGAAAGACTCTTACTCCGCTTTAGTATTAGGGAATTGGATGATAAAAATATATTACGACATGATGAATGTTGAGCAAAGTAATGTTCAGGCAACATTCACTCCAATGTTTGTGGCGTAAAGTTAAAAGTTAACTTTCGACTTTTCTTAGACTTTTAGGCAACTTCGGTGTATTATGATATATGTCTAAGCGTAAATATAATAAGAAATCAGAATATTGGAAAAAGTTTAACAAGAATAATCTTGAAGATTTAATCAGTCAGTCTCAAGGGTCATCTAAGGAATGGGAGCCAACCTTAGGGGGGGATGCCTATTATACCCAGAGCGCAAAAGCAAATTACGAAAGGACTGGCGAAAACAATTCAAGCGGAACATCAAGAACTAATACTAGATCCAACTCGGCGGCAGTAGGAAAAAAATCATTTAAGTACGCCAACATTAGGGAAGGAGAGTTGCCCTACTCTTATGGAAAGTCAGGATGTGACATTAGGGACGCTATCATGTTATGTCAGAAGGCTTATGCTAATATCCCAATTTTCAGAAATGTCATAGACATAATGTCGGAGTTTGCAAATACAGAACTGCACCTTCAAGGGGGTACTGAGAAATCAAGAAACTTTATAGACAAGTGGCTCCAGAAGGTGAAGATATGGGCTGTTAAGGATCAGTATTTTAGGGAGTATTATAGAAGTGGGAATGTATTTATGTATCGCCTTGACACTAAATTTACAGAGGAAGATTTTGGTAGGATGTCTACGATATATGGCTCAGAATTTATGAAGCCGGGACAAATTCCTATTCGTTATATTTTATTAAACCCTTATGATATAGCAACGGTAAAGTCTTCTAATTTTAATGGGCAAGTTTACAGGAAGGTGCTTTCTGAGTTTGAACTTGAAAGACTTAAGGATCCAAAAACTGAATACGATAAAGAAGTGATGGACGGTCTCGACCCAAAGGATCAGGCGGCAATTAGAAAAGGGCAATTTGGGAATGATGGAATTTTTATCAATTTAGATGTAGATAAATTAATTTATTCTTTTTATAAAAAACAAGATTATGAACCTTTTGCTATTCCTTTTGGTTATCCAGTTTTGGATGATTTAAATTGGAAGCTTGAGTTGAAAAAAGTAGACCAAGCTGTTACTAGAACTATAGAGAATGTTATTCTTTTAATAACCATGGGTAATAGCCCTGACAAGGGAGGTATTAATCCTCATAACTTGCAAGCTATGCAATCTTTATTTTCAAATGAAAGTATAGGGCGTGTTTTGGTAAGCGACTATACGACAAAAGCTGAGTTTATAATACCGGACTTAAACAAAGTATTAGGGCCAGAAAAATATCAAATAGTAGATCAGGATATTAAGGAAGCTTTGCAGAACGTTGTGGTCGGTAGCGAAAGATACAGTAACACGCAAGTTAAGGCTCAGATATTTCTTGAAAGACTTAAAGAAGCTAGAAATGCTTTTATTAATGATTTTCTTCAACCTCAAATAAAACTAGTTTGCCAGAATTTAGGCTTCAGGAAGTATCCGCTTGTTAAGTTCCAAGAGATTGATTTAAAAGATGAAGTTCAATTACAAAGAGTCACTACTAGACTGATGGAGTTAGGAATTCTTACTCCAGAGCAAGGTATCCAAACAATCAAAACAGGGCTTTATCCAGAATCAGATAAGGTAGGAGAAGGTCAAGATTCATATCTAGAAGATAGGCAAAAAGGTTTGTACACTCCTTTAGTAGGAGGACAGCCAGTCCCTTTAAGTGAAGAGCAGATGGAGCAGCAATCTGAGATTGAACAAAAAAGCCAACCGGAGGCGCCAACTTCAGTAAGCAATCCTAATCAAAAAAAATCTACACCTCAAGAGTCTGGCAGGCCAGCGGGAGCCAACAAGAACGGCAAGACCGGACTAGCTGGCAGAGAGGACCTGCAAAAAACCATATACAATACTGAAAGTTTATTTTCTTTCGCTCAAAAAGAATTAAAGTCAAGGCAAGGAGTTAAGAGGTTGTCAAAAGAGAGGAAAGGCTTGCTAGACGAGCTCTGCAAGACGGTTATAATTTCTTGTGAAAAGTCAGAATGGGAAGGTCAGGTGAGCGCGTGTTTAAAGGACTTTAACCTTATTGAAAAACTCTTACCAATGCCAGAGATATTAAACGAATCTCATGAGAACGACATGGAGCTTTACCCTTCGGCTATTTATTATCATAGCAAGAAATCACAAGAAGGTTCTCAAAAGTAAAAAGATTGTGTATTAATTTGTATAACTTTTAAAACTATGGAACTAGACTTTTCAAAAAACATTAAAGACTCTAAAAGTCTTACTGATATCTTCGGCCTCAGGCAGTCGCAAGCAGAACTTAATCAATTAACGGATGAGAATTTTGCCTACATTGAGGCTGGAGGAAAAAAGGATCATACTGGCAGGACAATACCTAGGTCTTTGAGGCACTTTCCAATTTCGAGTCAAGAAGAAATTGAGAGATCAATTTCCCTATTATCTGATTCTAATCTGTCTGAAGAAACAAAAGCAGAGATCGTAAAAAAAATAGAAGCCAAGAAAAAAAAGTCAGGCTTTCCTTTTCAGAAAAAAGATGAAGAAGACGGAGATAAAAAAACCGGAGACAAGGACAAAGAAAAAGGTGAAAAGAAAGAAAGCAAAGAAGGCGATGATAGTGAATCATCAAAAAAGCCTAAATATTAATTTTTATTAATTTAAGTAGTGCTATATTATGAGTACGCCATTTAAGTATATAAGTTCTTTTTCTAATGAAATATCAGCCTCATGTGTTGATGGAACCTGCAAGCGATTTAATATAAGTAAAGCTTCATTAGATAATTTAAAACCTTTAATACCTGAAGATGTAGACCTAACTAAGAATATTGATTTGCTCGGAGTAGCTTTCAATGCAGCAGTAGTTAATAAGTTTAATAAAAATGGAGACGGAATAGATACTAAGACAGCACTAGCAGTATCTGAATACTTCATACATAAGCCAACTAATATAGAACACAATAAAGAAAAGGTTGTAGGACACATAGTCTCATCTTCATTTAGTGATATTAATACAAGCGAACTTTTACAAGCTGATCAAGTAGGAGACGATAATGATCCATTTAATATTTCTCTGGGAGCTTTAGTCTATAAGATTGTAAATCCAGATTTTGCGGCAATGCTAGAAAAGACAGGTTCTGGTGATGAATTTCATAATTTAATATCAGCTAGCTGGGAAATTGGCTTTAATGATTATTATATAGCTGTAGGAAGTAATGACTTAAGAGAAGCCGAGATCGTTACAAACGAAGCTCAGATAAAGGAGCTTCAAAAATACCTAAGAGCCTATGACGGAGAAGGGCAAATGGAAGATGGAACTTTAGTCAACCGATTAGTAGTCGGAGATATTTACCCACTTGGAATAGGCTTTACCTCTAATCCAGCCGCAGAAGTTGAAGGGGTGATAGTAGAAAACCAAGAAAAGACTTTAATTAAAAAAGACAAAACTCAAGCAGAAAAATTTCATGTAAACAACATGGATTCGTATCACCAAGCAAAAGAAACTCAAAATAAAACTTCCCTTTTACATAAAAAAGATGTAAACACAACAAACAAACTAACTATGGATACTCAAGATCTACTAAAACAAATCGAAGGCATGCTCTCGGAAAAAATTGGCGACAGTCAACAATTCGAAGAAGCCGTCGCTAGCGTTTCTAAAGTTATGATGGATGCTATTAAAGAAAAAGACGTTCAATGGTCAGACGAAAAAGCTGAGAAAGAAAAAGCTATTTCCGAGGCTACCGAGCGCCATGAAGCCCTCTCTCAAGAAGTTGAAGGCCTAAAGGAAAAATTAACAGCTACTGAATTACAATGGAACGAACTGGCCGAAGAAAAGCGTTTGCGCGAAGCAAAGGACCTCTTTAACTCAAGAATGGCATCTGTTACAGAAGCTTTTGATTTGAATGAAGAAGACCTTAAAATCGTAGCTTCTGAAATTTCAGATATCGAAAACACAGAAGAAGCTTTTGCTTCTTATCAAGAAAAGCTAACAGTCATGTGGAACCACAAGACAAAAGCTCATATTGAAGAACAGGAAAAATTATTCAACGAAAAACTTGAAGCAGCAGTGCAGAAAAGAGTTGAAGGTTTATCCACGAGCGAAGCCTCTACCGAAGAAGTCGCTGAAAAAACCGAAGAAGTCGCTGAAGAAGTCGCTGAAGAAGTTTTAGAATCCGTAGAAGAAGAGTCTTCTGCTAGTATTTCTAACAACAACGAAGCAGCCTCAACTAAAGATGCATCTCTTCGTCAAAAATTTACACAAGCTTTCTCTAAAGAAAACATAAACATTAAATATTAATTATGGCTATTAGATTATTACCATTCCGTCAGTACGCTGAGGAAGACGTTGTTAACTTATTTGCAAATACTGATTCTAACGATAAAGTTAGTGACAGTGGCAAAGGTGACGCAGGCGTTTTCGTTAAAGTAAGTGCTGGGGATTTCAGCGCTGATCCCATTGGATACGAAAGTAATTCTTACCTCGGTAAGACGGACTATCCTTTCATTGGACGCAATCAGTACCCTGTTGTCCCATTAAAAGTCACAGCAGCAAGTGCTGGAGATTCATGCCTTGGAGTTACTTTATTCCAAACCGCATTGAAAGATGAAAACGATGAAAAACTTCTTTATTACCCACAAAAGAAATTGGAAACACAATCGGTCTTGACCGGTGAAGCTGTTCCTGTTCTTGGTAAAGGAATCGTCACTGTTGATACTGCTACAGTTCTTGACGGAACTCAGCAAGTTGGACATTTCGTGAGATTATCGAATAACGCTGGTAAAATCAGTGGTCACTCTGGAGGTCATCATGCCAATAACATTGGTCAAATTTTGGCTACTGGTCAACGTGTTAATCGTGGTGTTTCTGACGATCAATTCGCCGGATCTTCAGTTGGAACCGGCGCTGCTGGTAACGCTGGGAAATACGCTGTAATTCGTATTAACTGCTAATTTATAGAAAAAATATTATGAATATTACTCTTAAACGTACAGAAGAACAAGTCGAGCTTGTAAAAGCAATGGCTTCGCGCAATCGTGACGTAGCTTATGAAGCTCAAGCCGCTTTGGCTGAATTCATGGGCCCCGTTCTCGCTGAAGTGATTAATCAAGCTCCTACTTTGAGTAACTTGTTTACTGCATTCCAGTTTAGCGCTGATAGCAATCCTAGTCTTCCGCTTGATCTCTATTATGATATCAATGCTGATGATTATATTAAGGTTTATAGTACTACGGTTCCCGGTGGGCTTCCTACCAACCAAGTACTTCCGACAGCTAGCGAATTAAAGTTTACAACCTATCGTCTCGATAGCGCAATTAGCTTTGATCGTCGTTATGCTGCTCAGTCTCGCCTTGATGTAGTTGGCAAATCTTTTACTAGAATTGCACAAGAAGTTTTGCTTAAGCAAGAATCTACCTCCGCTAATCTTTTACTCGGCTCTTTGGCTGATGGCATTACTAATAATAAGCCTCATGTTAAGGATCAAGTATCTAGTGGTATAGGATTTACCTTGGCCGACTTTAACTCTCTTATCACTCTTGCAAAGCGTATTAATACTGCTTGGACGGGTGGAACTCCTGATGGAGCTATTAAGGGAATTACAGACCTCCTTGTTTCTCCTGAAACTATGGAAGACCTTCGAGCAATGGCTTATAACCCAGTAAACACAAAGAGCAATAACGTTGCCGCTAATAACGACATCGCTGCTCCTGAATCATACCGTTCTAGCGTATTCACCAATGGTGGCGTACCTGAGCTTTATGGTATTGGGCTTATGGAGCTTAATGAGTTAGGACCGAACCGTAAATTCTGTCGCCTCTTCGAGCAGTTCCAATCTTCTAGCAATGTTGCTGGTGCGGTTAGTTTTGCAGCTGGAGACGATTTAGTTATGGGTATTGACCGTTCTCGCGAATCTTTGATTCGTGCGGTTGCTACTGATGCTGAAAGCGGATCCGAGTTCTCTCTCTCTGCTGATGATCAATACAGCGTTCGTCAACAAAAAATTGGTTACTATGGTTCTCTTGAAGAGGGCCGCATGGTTATTGATAACCGTGTGTTAACCGGTGTTGTTGTCTCTGGACACTGATTATAAGATCAGATCACTTATTAAAACCCGCCCTTTAGGGGGCGGGTTTTTTTATTCTCTGAAAGTTGATTTTTGTGTATATGCAGTTATAATATAGTATTACTAATCAATTATTATTATGCCAATCAAAAAAAATAAATCCCCCAAAACTAAGGTAGCAAAAATACAATCACTTAATGTAGCCGATGGAAAAAGTGAAATCGAAAAAATTAAAGATTTAGAAGATCTTCTTGGGGTGAAGCAAACCAACCCGTTCGGTACGACAAGTAAGGAATTGCTCGCAGAAAAAATCAACGAGATGAGCATTACTGATCTACAGACTTTTGCAATTAAAATTGGGATATTACCAAGCGGTAACAAACTAGTACTTAAGAACAAAATCACAAAAGCATTTAAATCTCATGCAGGCGCGGGCGCAGGATATAATATAGGATTCAATAAACCATTGATTGATCCCTCAAGCAATGCGGCGGCTAATATATTAAAGATTTCTCAAGAAGGTATGTAAAATGTCTAGCATTGGCGAAATAGCAACTAGAGTTTATGATAATGAGTTTGGAGATGCTCCAACTCAACTCGAAAGAGAGTTTCGGATCGAGTCGATATCTGGATGGCTGGAAGCTAATGTAGGACAATTTAATAATTTAACTTATCAGAGTTTTGGGACTGGAGATAGTTTCCTTCAAGAAGAGGAAAGTATTTTGACTCAATTGTACCTTAAGGATTACTATAATAAGCAGTCTAGATCAGTACTAATTGGAGGTTCGACTGGGAGTTTGGATTGGACGAGACTGACAGAAGGGGACACTACGATTGTTCGTAGTAACAAGATAGATACTTCAAGAAGTTATATGAATTTATCCCAAGACTCTTCAGCGCAACTAAAAGATTTAGTATACTCCTATAACTCTTATCAGGCGATGCCTAGACAGACAGCTGGAACTGACGGAGGTTTAGTTTCTGGAAATTGTGACAATGCATAATGGGCTCCCTCATACCAGACTCGGATAAAAATGCAATAGGAAATGTATTTGATGATATTCATGATACCTTTTCTAGGGATATAGTAGTATTCCAAAGAGAGAACGAAATATTTGTAGCTACTAATGGTACTTATAACGCTCTATACTCAAGGATAAAAAATGAACAGAGCACTAGGTCAAAAGTCACTAGATCTATAATAAAAGCAAGAATACTTTACCAGCAAGAGCAAAAGGAAATGGACTTGCCCGGAACTCGATCACAAGTCAACGTTCAGATGGGCGAGGGTTCTGTTAGAGTAAAAATTGACGAAGCTGGTTACGTACTTTTTACTAAAGCTTCTAAGATTGAAATAGACGGAGAGATCTTCAGGATTGTTAGCGACCCTTCAAAAGTCGGACCTTTCAAGGTTAAATTTTATACTATATACTTAAGGAGGTCAGATTAATGGCTAGAATTAACATGAGAGGGCTTAATGCCGAAATAGCGCAAAAAGGATATAAAATATTTAAACCTTTAGTAGAGCAAAGAATAAGGAGCGCGTTTGATAAAGAAAGACAACAACTATTAAAAAGTTTCGAGAGTCATGAGATTACTAAAGAAATAGATGGTGGTCCTAGCGCTTCAAACTCCTCTAATACTCTAGGAGGGTATGGTAATTTATTTACCTTTATAGGGTTTGAATCTGGCAGCGACCCAATCTCCCCTTTAAGGAGTTTGCTTGCTAAATCCATACAGATCAGGACGATAAGAAAAAAAAGAAATATCCTAGCCTTTACGTTAAGTTTTTCAGTGCCTACTATAGAGCAGATAAAAGCAATAGCTCCAATGCCTTGGTCTACTGACAATTGGGTAGATGCTGTGGAGCGAGGTCTTAGCGGATTAGGACAGTATCTGTATACTAAAAATCATAAGAAAGGTAGATCTGGCAGTGCGGTACAAATAGACGGAGAGCTTAGTAGCCAACAAATGAATTCTAATCCGGCAGAATACATGACGAGAATTTTAGATGAAATGCTTAGAAATATCGAATCAAGCTTAAAAAGATTATGAAGCCGCAATTTGATCATAAGGTATTGAGTAGTTTTTATTTGTGGTTTGATGATAGGCTAACCAGATACGCAGAAGCAACAGAGACAGGGATTAGTCAACAGTTTTACTACTCAAGCAATAGTGTCGATATTCCTATTAATCAAATAGCATATTATAGTCCGGATAGGCAATTCGTAGCAAATGGAACAGGGGTTCCTTCTGGAGTTTATATTAGTGGGGGTTCATTTGGAAACTCATATACACTGGTAGACCAAAACCCTTCTGACACAACTGGATTGATGATTGATTTTGATCAAGGCAGGGTTGTTATGAACTCTGCGGTTGGAACTAATTTAGCGATTAGTGGAAATTTTGACAGAAAGACAGTGAATTGTTATATAACAAACGAAAGCGAAGAAGAGCTTTTATTTAATTCGGACTTCCTTTTGGCAGATCAAAATGACGAGACTTTTCTGCAATCAATAACCGGGCTGTCTTCTTTAAATTACACTGTTCCTGCTGCGTTTATAAGCTATAATTCAAGCACTAATAAACCATTCGCTCTTGGAGGCATGCAGGATACTAAAAGCAATTTAAGAGCTGTAGTTATAGCTAATGATAATTTTACATTAGACGCTACTCTTTCTTTATTTAGAGACTCTTCTGAAGTTTGTGTGCCTATGATTGATTTTGAAGAGTTCCCATTTGGTGAGTATTTTCATATAAAAGAACCCCCATATGACTATCTAAAACTTTATAATGAAAAAATAAGCGGAGCTAATTATGCATTCATAGACAAGGTGAGTTGTACGAAATTATATGACTCATCGAGCTCTGCAATGAACATACCTAGGAACATGAGAATTGGATTTGTAGATTTTACATTAAGCACTCCTAGACTTCCCAAGCTAGAGTTGTAAATAAAAGTTCTCTTTTGTTGCTTTTAACTGTATACTAAAATGAACAAATATCTTTATTATGGCTAGAAAACGTATTATATATCAAAGTGAAGCCCTCTACGCAGGGAAGACTGGAGTCGCAGCGCCAACTCAGTTACATCGTATCCAAGACGTATCTCATTCTGTTGAGGTAACAAGGACTGATGTAAACGAGTTCGGTAAATTAGCAGCTTTAAGTCGCGAAGTAATTGAATCCCCCACAGTAAGCTTAGATTTCACCTACTTTGTAGTAGATGGAATAAATGAAAAAAACTTAGGTTTTACTATTGATGGATCAACCAGTGCTCTTTCAGGAATTATGAAAGAAAACACTGTTGAAGCTGAGAAAAATTATTTCATATTAACAGTTCCTGAAGGCGAAGACGCTTCTAATGGAACTGCTAACTATGGAGCTGGAACTACTAACGGAGCTATCGGAATAGGTAACGGTTACATTACTAGTTACGGAATGACAGCTTCGGTTGGAGACATTCCTTCTGCTAGCGTTTCTGTGGAAGCTTCAAATCTTCGTTTTGATACAGCAAGTAGCGGAATTCCAAATCCAGCAATTGACGTTGAAGATGGTACTCCATTAGGAGGTACGGTAAATATTCCAGTGTCTACCACGGGAGTTTTATCAGCTGCAGCGCTTCGCCCCGGAGATGTTACTATTAACTTTGGAGCTAGTAATCTTCAAATGGGTGGAGCTATTTTGCCCGGAATGACAGCTGTTGGAAAATCCACAGCAAACGTTCAAAACTTTAGCCTTGACTTGCCTTTAAGCAGGACTCCTTTGAATAGAATCGGGAATGTTTTCCCATTCTCAAGAGAGCTTGACTTTCCAATCAATGCGACATTAAGCGTATCCGCTAACTTAACAGATCTTTCATCAGGAACTTTACAAGAGCTTATTTGCTCAGAGGCTTCTACTCGTGACATCACAATCACAATGAATAATCGTTGCGGAGGAGGGACTAGCGTAGTTTACACAATGAAGTCTGCTCAATTAGACTCACAGAACATGAGCTCCACAATTGGAGATAATAAATCTGTAGATCTAACCTTCAGTACTCAAATTGGTGGTCCAAGTGATACCGGTAATGGAGTATTCATTTCTGGAACAACTTGAGACAACAGCTAAGTAAATCATTATAACTTTAAAAGCCTCTGGGTTCTACTCAGAGGCTTTTTTGTGTAATACCATATAGGTATGGCTTACGGAAGAAATTATTATTCAGATCATCAAGTTTTTATTGGCGAGGAAGGCTCTACGGCGAGCGAGGTCAAGGGAGTTCAGTCTTTTGATGGTAGTTGGTCTATACCGAATTCTGATATGTTAGCTGCTGGGTACGAATTTGTGGGTAGCGAAATAGAAGGGTCTTTGGTTGGTGAGATTTCTGTTAATCGATTAATAGTAGAACAAAATGATCCAATTACATTATTATTTAATTCATCTATTGATGGATATTTAATATATGGTAAAAATGAATCATTTGATAAAGTATTTAATTTTAAAAAGTCTTACATTAATGGTTATGACTCTTCTTGCTCTATAGGTGAAATTGCTACTGCTGATTTTTCAATGAGCGCTTATGGGGGGGTTGGGAAGATCAACAGTGAATCGAGAAGTTATACTAATATAAGTGCAACCCCAGCAATCGCTAACTCTATTATTTTAACCACTCCGTTTGGGTCTACTAACGGAATACAGTCTTATAGTTTAAGTTTGTCTATAGATAGAGACCCGGTATACAAAATGGGTGATATGTTTATTCCTAGTCAGTTTAATTTAAGTACGCCTATTAAGATAACAACATCTTTTGATATGTTGGTGAATGATTATGAAAGTAAAAATTTACTTGACGCGATTTGTTCTAATGACTTTATTGATGATTTATCGATAGAATTGAAAACCTGCGAAAATGTAACTATACAAACTTTTACATTAGCTGATTCAAAAATTAAAGATTCTAGCGTTTCGGCATCAATAGGATCAAATATGACAGCGAGCATATCCTATGAAAGTAATTATAGTGAAATTGAAGATTTAGGAGCAGTGTTCTCATGAGCGTTCAATTTAAGAATATGAAGGCTTCGGTGGGCAGTCAAGACTATTTTGCAGAATCAATATCCATATCAGAAAGTATAGATTTAGAATATTTTAGCGCACTCGGAACGAAATCACAAGGCGTTATAGCTTCAGCCCCTCCAGAGGGAACCTTTTCTATTGATTTTTATATAACTACCGGCAATGAGATTAGTAATATAAAGAATAGCTATGGATCTGCAGCCTTTAGTGAAGTAAGGGCCGGACCATTCATCATGAAAAAAGCTTTACTTACTTCTTTTTCGGTAAATGGAGATCCTTCTTCTATAATAAAAGGTTCGGCCACATACAATTATTACGGACAAATGACCAGCGGCGGTAGCCCTTCAAAGAGCGACGTAACAATTATTCCTGCTCACGGAGCTTCCTCTAGCGGACAATTAGATTCGTTGGGGGTTAGTAGATTTTTAAATTTTAGCTATTCTTTTAGTCAGTCATTTGATGTTAATTACTCTATATCAGGGGAGCAGCCAAGTAAGGTTGTATTTAATGGAGGCTCTCAAGATTTATCATTAGAAGTTTTAATGTCAGACATTGACTTTGATAAGACTGCTATGACTGGATCATCAGGGCTATGTCTCTCTCAGGACGGGCAGACCGGGCTTACGGCAAGAATTGCGGAGGTTAATTTATATAATTTATGCGGCAATCACGTAAGCGATCTACCTATGTCGGGGTATTTAACAGAGCGCTCTATCTCCACCGCTCCGGGTTCGGAGGTTATTGAGAGTATTACCATAACGCAGAAGTACGTAAAAGATGAGGATTGTCCATGAGTAATTGTTATAAAAACTTTCCAGTCATAATTACATATGGAGACTCTTCTGCTGATGAGGTATACGGTAATTCAGTTAATCTCTCTGAAGGGTTAAATTTACAAACTGCTTTATCGCTAGGTGTAAAAGGGTCTAGCGCAGTCTTTAATACAGAAGTGCCAAAAGGGCAAATTAATATTGATTCATATCTAACGACTGATTTGAGTATTTTCAATACATTGAAAGGCAATAATGATCAAGATGTATCTGTTCAATTTGGCCCATATTCGGCTCCATCTCCATCCATAATGACCAGCATGTCGGTAAGTATAAAGGTTGGAGAGCCTATTACGGTATCAAGGTCTTTCGAATATTTTGGCAGCTTGTTTGTGGGAGCTTCCCCTGCACCCTCTAGCCCGGTGTTGAATCCAATTACTTCAGAAAATATAGTTCTAGGAGGATTTAGTAATATTGGGAATTTAGAAAACATTAGTTCGGTTGACTGGTCATTCTCTCAATCTTATAAAGAGTATCATTTACTAGGAGAGGTAGTTCCTACTATCATATTCTCAGAAGGCCAAATAACCATTAATGTCGAAGGAGAAGGTTTAGCTGGGCAATTAATGACATCAACTGATTCTTGCGTCTTGCCTCCTAAAAACTATACTATATCAGCATTTGGCTGTGACGATCAAAGTTTAGGATCGTTAAGCATTTTCGGACACATGCAAGAAAGAACCTCTACGGTATCCTCTGAGCAAGACGAAATCAACTCGGCTTCAATTATTCAATATCTATAATTGAAAAAGTCGCCAAGTATTCATAATATATGTTATGGATCAAGGTAAGTTAAAGGAATTATTGGGCTTTCAGGTAAATAGAAATGTTATAAATTTATATAAATCATTTCTAATTATAATGGAAGATATGCACGATCAACATCGAAGTAATTATGCAAAATTAAAACATGCATTACCGAATAATGTTGAGCTAATTAATCAGGCAGATTATTGGGACGAATCGAGGATGGAATTCTTGAGGAAGAAAATACTGGACAATGGAAACGACGCTTTACGCGAAATAATTGGTCAATTAGATCAATTTAATTTAACAATTAAATAAGGAAAAGGAAATGAAAGAAAAGAAAACAAAGGAAAAGAAAAAAAGAGAACTTTATAATTTTAGTATTGATATCGAAAACGAGATCGAAAAAGAAGTGATAAAGGAAGTAGAAAAGAAAAACAAAGAAACCGGAAAAATTGAGAAGGTAGAAGAGACAGTTATAAAGACTACCGTGGAGAAAACGCCAGTAAAGGTTTTTCTAAAAAAGCCTACTAGAACTCAAGTAGAAGACGGCGATATGTTTTACAGTATATGGTTAAATAAATTTATAAAAATGGGATTGCTTACAAGAGCAATGTTAGCAAAAAAACAAGTAGATATCGGCGGATCTTTAAATGAAGACGATAAAATGAACTTTGCTAAACTATATCTGCAATTATTCGAAAAGCAGCAAAATGTAATTAGGTATAGCTCAAAAGATAGAGACGCAATGAGTAATGATGAATCCGAGAGACTTGAGAAATCAATTTCAGACTTGGCTGTAATCAGAAAACAGCTCGCTGATTTCGAGGCTGCTCAAGCTTCTATTTTTGATCATACCGCAGACGTTAAGGCAAGAAATAAAACCATAACATGGTTTCTCCTTCATTTAGCTTATTACATCAAGGGGGATAGCGATGATGCTGAAGAAGTCCCGTTATTTCCGGGTTCAGATTATGAAGAAAAATATTTGTCTTATCAGGAAGCGGACGAGGATCAAGATGATATTTTTATTAACTCAATAGACAGGCTTAGTACGATAGCTACTATATGGTACATGAGCGGAGTCCAAGAGCAAGATGACTTTGATGCAGTGCTTAAAGAGATGAGCGAAGAAACAGACTTAAAGGAAGAACCTAAGGAAGAACCTAAGGAAGAACCTAAGGAAGAACCTAAGGAAGAACCTAAGGAAGAACCTAAGGCAGAGGCTAAGGCAGAACCAAAGGAAGAGGCTAAGGCAGAACCAAAGGAAGAGGCTAAGAAGGGGTAAATAAGCAACAGGCGCAATGGAAAAGAAAACCGCGCCAGAAGATACAGCCTTAAGAAAGGT